CATTGCAGCTCAGAAGAATGTCCTGTTGAATAACGACGATGTTACGACAGTCTTATGCAGCAGAGACAAAGACCTTAAGATGATACCAGGCAAGCATTACAGCTGGCCATGTTATCTATCAGAGGGTAAGCACTACGAAGTAACTGAGTTAGGTGAGCTTGAACCACCTAGCAAGACTAAGGGCATCATAGGTAATGGACTAAAGTTCTTCTATGCACAGTGTATCACTGGAGATAGGACTGATACCATACCTGGTCTTGATGGCCATGGTCCAGTAGCAGCTTATAAACTGTTGAAAGATTGTACGTCTGAAGAAGAGTGTTTCAACGCAGTTTTGTCTGCATATATAGCAGCTGGAAAGGATAGAGCTTACTTTATTGAGCAAGCTAATCTTCTCTGGATTGCTAGGGAGTTTGAAGGAGACGACAAGCCTGCATTGTATGTACCAGTTGACGAGAGGTAATAATGTCGATTATAGATATTGATGTATTAGTACCAAGAAAAGAGTACGATAAGTTAATTTCAGATCAGAGATTCCTGGAGGCATTACTTGCAGCTGGAGTTGACAACTGGGATGGCTATGACTACGCTCTTGAAATCAACGAAGAAATCAACAAGGACAAGTAATTGAACTTAGAAGAAAAAGAATATAAAGGATACAACTTGTTCAGTCATATCCAGAACCCTAAACTTAGGGCATGGAATCGCTGTGCAATGTTATTCAATACAAGAAGGGATGGCGGAACAGAGTTGTCTCAGAACTATTTGAATGAGCTAGACGATATAGGTAAAGCTCATGTAAGAGCTATGCTAGATGACATCCGCAAGGATGGCTACGAAGCAACTAAGAAAACTGTACTCAAGGAACTCAATGGCTAAGATACTTATATTCGACATTGAGACAAGACCTAACTTAGCCTATGTCTGGAGATTCTTTAAAGAGAACATCAGCCCTAAGCAAGTAGTCGAGTACAGCAAGATAATGTCATTTGCTGCTAAGTGGCTGGACTCTGATGAAGTCTTCTACTTCAGCTCGAATGATCTCTCTGAGAAACAGTTAATCAAAGAACTATTCAAGTTGATTGATAAAGCTGATATTGTGGTGGCACACAATGGCAAGAAGTTTGACCTTGGTAAGATAAAGGCCAGAGCTTTAGTGCATGGTTTAAAACCGCCAAGTCCTGTTAAGATTGTTGATACACTCATCTCAGCTCGTAATGAGTTCATGTTTGAGAGTAACTCTCTTGAAGGTATCGCAGATGCTCTTAAATGCAAGAGCCGTAAAGGTGGACATAAGAAGTTCCCAGGGTTTGAACTCTGGCTTGAGTGCTTGAAGAACAACCCAGAAGCTTGGGAAGAACTCAAGCTGTACAACATTCAAGATGTATACACACTTGAAGAAGTATACCTTAAGATGAGGCCTTGGATTTCTAATCATCCAAATGTAGGGCTCATGGATGAAGGTGTCAATACAGCCTGTCCTAAGTGTGGCAGTACACATGTTCACTTCCGTGGGTATGTTAAGCTTGTCGCATCTCAGTACAGAAAATTCCAATGTCAAGAATGTGGTGGATGGGGTAGATTAAGAACCAATGTTCTTCCTAAAGAAAGGAGAGAGGGTCTTGCAGCAAACATTGCAGGCTAAAGCGTATGTTGAGGATGGCCCAGTCGCTATCATGGCTAGGGCCAGTCCTATAGGAACTAGGTACGACTTCTATCTCACTAAGACAATCAAGTGTGATGATAATGTCATGAGCTTGATTGCTTTGCTTAGGGAGGCCACTCCTAATGATCAAGTGTTTATCCATATCAATAGTCCGGGTGGTCAACTTAAAGCTGCTGCTCAGATTCTGACTGCGATAAGAGATTCTCAAGCGCAAGTATCTACATGTGCTGAAGGAGAAGTTTACTCAGCAGCCTCGTTGATATTCTTTGCTGGGAGTTCCTTCTCTATCTCAGAGTTCTCTAACTTCATGGTGCATAATGCATCTGGAGGAGCTGGTGGTGATGTAAGAGCTGCCATCAAAGACCTTGAGAACGTACAGGAATGGGTTGAGAAGATATACAAGAGCGTATACGTTCCCTTCTTTAGCGAGAAGGAAGTAGACGATATACTTAAGAGCGGCAGAGATCATTTCTTTACTCCAGAAGAAATGGCTGGCCGTATTGACAAGGTACAAAAGAATATCAATGATAGTTATTCACGTAGACAAAAACTCTGAAGCAACAGATCAGATTAAGAAGTTCATCAAGGATACTGGTGTGGGCAGGCAAGTCAAGTTACATGTGACTACAGGTAAGTTGCCTGTCTTAGTTGCTACCAGTGGTAACTACAATGGCCTCTCCAGTGTCATGTCATATTTAAAAGGATACTTCGCGTATGAACGGAAGAACAGCCAAAAGGCTTAGACGTACTGCTAAATTCATGGCAGTAGAATTCCTCAAGCCACTGATGTCTGCAGAACAAGCAGAGCAATTAGATGTCAGTAAGCTTAAGGAATTTGAGAAAGACCAAGAGTATGTCTGGGCTAAGGATGGCAGTAGACTCCTTCCCACATTCTCTTCTAGAGCTATATACCAGAGGCTGAAAGCAGCTTACTATGGGAGAGCCATTGGTCGCAAGAAAACCTCGTAAGATCAGGCCTAATGAAAGATACCAAGGATACGACAGTAAGTTTGAACATGACTTACATCGTAAGGTACTTTACAATTGGCAGAACCACGGGCTTAAGATTCCGTACAGTGTCAGGAAAGAATACAATCCTGATTTTGTACGGGTCATAGATGGAGTTACAATCCTTGTGGAGGCTAAGGGTAGGTTCTGGGACTCAGATGAGTATTCTAAATACATCTGGGTTCGAGAGAACTTACCAACAGGCTTTAAGATTGTCTTCATCTTTTACAATCCTAAGCATCCGATGCCAAGGGCCAAGCAAAGAAAAGATGGAACCAAGCGTACCCATGCTGAATGGGCAAACGAACTTGGATTTGAATGGTATACAGCTGAGACATTTCCTGATGAGTGGAGAGAGTAATATCACTAAGCCTACCAATCCTAAAGATGTAGTAGGCATCAACAAGGTACCTATGTCCACAGTCTCTGCTCCAGTAATGATGGAAGTAGGACTTGGTATGTTAGAAGGAGCAGCAAAGTACGGGCGACACAACTACCGTGCTGTTGGGGTTAGGGCTTCTGTTTATTACGATGCGACTCTCCGCCACCTTATGGGATGGTGGGAAGGTGAAGACGTCGATCCTGATTCTGATGCTGGGCTCAGTCATGTATCTAAAGCTATTGCATCTCTTGTAGTATTGAGAGACGCAATGATTCAAGAAAAGCTGACTGATGATCGTCCACCTAAGACTAAGGATAGGGATTGGATCAAGAAGCTGAATGAGAAAGCTGCCAAGATTATTGAGCAGCATAAGGACAAGAGTCCTAAACATTACACGGAGTTGGATAAGTGAGAGTACTTGTAGCCTGTGAGTATTCAGGTGTAGTACGAGATGCTTTTAGGAAGTTAGGTCATGACGCTTATAGTTGTGACCTACTTCCTTCTGATGATAAGTCACCTTACCATATACAAGGTGATGTAGTTCATCTCATCAAACGGCCAGGCCTTTACTTTGAAGGCCTTGTCGACTTAATGATAGCTCATCCTCCTTGTACTCACCTAGCTGTTAGTGGTGCTAGGTGGTTCAAGGATAAGCAGAAAGAGCAACAAGAAGCGCTAGACTTCGTTCAGATGCTTATGGATGCACCTATCCCTAGGATAGCTATCGAGAACCCAGTGTCTATCATCAGCTCTCGTATCAGAAAGCCAGACCAGATAGTCCAGCCATATATGTTTGGTGACCCATTCACCAAGACTACATGTCTGTGGTTAAAGAACCTGCCTCTATTAGTCCCGACGGATATTGTCGACAAAGGGAAGAGACATATAACAAAGAGTGGTAAGTCGTTGCCCGAGTGGTACAACTTACCTCCATCAGAAGACCGGTGGAAGATTCGTAGCCAGACATTCCAAGGATTTGCGAATGCTATGGCAACACAGTGGGGCAGTCTATGATTGAACCGCTCCTACTCTTTGTCATAAACTTTATTTACATAGCATTCAAAGCGTTCCAACAGAAGAACGTAATGCACGATAACTATGTAGCAATGGTACCTACATCAGTAGGTATGGCATTCTGTGAGACGTTTATTATGGGAACTATCGCAGTGATAGCCGTAGCTGGTAATAGTTGGATGCATAGTGTAGTCAATGCTACAGCTATGGGACTTGGTGGTGGCTTAGGCTCTGTTGGTGCTACTTGGTACCATAATAAATTAAGGGGTAAGTAATGGAAGCAGTCCTAGCATTGTCTGGGTACATGCACCTAATGTTTTATATTGGAGTATTAGATTGGTTTCTGGAACAGAAAAACCAAACATCTTATTAGAGAAGAAGGAGTATGTCTTTGAGTATCCTCAAGCAATTAAGTTTGCTGAGATGCAATCAGACATTATCTGGACTGAGAAAGAGATTGTCCTTGACAAGGACTTGATTGATCTGCACGGTAACTTAACCGAGGCAGAGTTGCACGGAGTAACTACTGTACTCAAGCTATTCACAGAGTACGAGCTTAGGGTAGGGAAGGACTTCTGGTTAGGTGTCATGATGGACATCTTTAAGAGACCAGAGTTCCAGAGAATGTTCGCTGTGTTTGGGGCAACTGAGCTTAATAGCCATGCACCGTTCTACGCTAAGATCAATGAGATACTTGGGTTAGCTAGTACTGAGTTCTACAGGTCTTATACTAAAGACCACACACTTAAATCAAGGATGTCGGAGATACATAATGTCATTTATAATCAGGACCATGCTGATCCTCGTGGTATCCTTCGCACGGTTGGAGGTATCTCCATCGTCGAAGGTGGAGTTCTGTACAGTAACTTTGCCTACCTCAAACACTTCCAAGCGGAAGGGAAGTCGAAGCTCATCAACCTTGTGGGAGGTATTAACTATTCCGTCAGAGATGAGAACTTACATTCGATCGCAGGTAGTTGGGTCTTCAGAACCCTTAGAGAAGAATCTAAGTTAAGCCTCACTGATACCGCTAAGCTTGAGAAAGATACTCAAGACTTCTGTCACAAGACTAGAGAGCATGAGCATAGGATCATTGATATGATCTTTGAAGCTGGCCCTATCAAAGGACTTACTGACCATCAGCTTAAGAACTTTGTAGACAGCAGACTTGACTTGTGCTTAGAGCAGCTTGGGTTCAACAAGATTTATAATGTTGAGTACAACCCAATCGCTAGATGGTTCTATAAGAACATACAACTGTCTGAGTTACACGACTTCTTTGCTAAGCAAGGTAAGGAGTACAATAGGGATTGGAAGAAAGCAAACTTTAAATGGATAACGGATGATGAACGTAACGCAGTTCCTGCTAGTTAAATTGGCAGAAGAGTGTACAGAGCTAGCTAAAGAGGCTTTGAAAGCCGCAGAGTACGGAGTTAATGCATACAATAAGAAAGCTCACGACACCAACTTCAACTTAATGCAAGATGAATACAATGATGTGTTAGGTTGTATCATTGCGCTTAATAATGCTGGTATTGATCTTGAACCAGATGACAATAAGATACAAGCCAGGATTGTTAAGATAAAGAAAAATATGGATGCATCAAGAGATGCGGGGATGTTAATTGACAGATAGTATCTACAAAGAGCTTGGCAAAGAGCGTAAGACTCTTCAGGCTGAAGGTAGACTGCCAACTTGGATTACCACTCCAGCTTGGCAGCTGCTTAAATCTAAGTACCTTAGCGATGGTGAGACAGACATGCGAACTGTCTATCGTCGTATAGCTAAGGCTGCTGCAAGGCACCTTGAAGGGTACTGGGATGTGCATTGGTTTGAAGAGATGTTTTACGATCTCATGTGGAGAGGTTGGCTATCACCTAGCACACCAGTCTTCAACATGGGCACGAATAAGGGTTGTCCTGTTTCGTGTTCAGGATCGTATATAGAGGATAGTGTTTACTCGTTTTATGATGATAGAAAAGAAGTTGCCCTTCTCTCGAAGAACGGCTTTGGAACGTCTGGGTACTTGGGGGACATACGTCCTCGTGGAAGTAATGTATCTATTGGTGGTATCGCTGATGGTATCCTACCTGTTCTTAGGGGACATATACAAACAGCTCGTGATATCAATCAAGGGACGGCGAGAAGGGGAGCATGGGCGGGATACATCCCGATAGACCATAGGGATTTTTGGGAGGTATGTAATTATGTCGCAGCCAATCCTGACGACGCTAATATCGGTTGGACTGTTACTAATGATTTCATTAACAAGCTTCAGTCTGGTGATAGCGATGCTACTCTTCGTTACCAACGATCGCTTGAACTTAAGATGGTCACCGGGAAAGGTTACTTTGTTCTTATTGACCACGTTAACGATCTTAGTCCTGATTGCTATAAAGCTAGGAATCTCCTAGTCAAAGCTAGCAACCTATGCACAGAGATCACATTAGTATCTGACAAGGACCACACATTCACTTGTGTACTCAGCTCAATGAACTTGAGTAAGTACAATGAGTGGAAAGATACAGACGCAGTACAGATTGCAACAATCTTCCTTGATTGTGTAGCTCAAGAGTTTATCGAGCAAGGTAAGAAGATCAAAGGATTAGAGAAGGCAGTAAGGTTCACTGAGAAGTCTAGGGCATTAGGCCTTGGAGCTTTAGGGTTCCATACATACCTTCAAGACAATAACATTCCATTTGAGTCATTCGAAGCCCACTTAATAAACTTAGAGATATTCAAGAACATACGTGAACAAGCAGAAATTGCAACTAACAAAATGGCAGAGACCATTGGGGAACCAGAGTGGTGTCAGGGATACGGCCGTCGTAACAGCCATGTGCTTGCTATTGCTCCTAACCTTTCCACTGCTCTTATTTGTGGCTCAGTAAGCCAGGGTATCGAGCCCATATACAAAAACATATATGAGCAGAGTACACCAGCAGGGATCATTACAAGGATCAATCCAACCTTACTTAAGGTCATCGAGGCTAAAGGACTCAAAAGAAAAGAAGTCCTAGATAATCTTATCAAGACCGATGGCTCTGTGCAAGATGTAGATTGGCTTGATGATCATGAGAAGAAAGTGTTTAAGACTGCCTTTGAGATAGACCAGCATGCGATCATTAGATTAGCTGCTGCTAGACAGAGGCATATTGATCAGGCACAGAGTATCAATCTGTTCTTCTCGGCAGATGAGAAGGAAGAAGTTATATCGTCAGTTCACCAAGAGGCATTTATGAACCCTTGGATTAAAAGCTTGTACTACATCCGTAGTGAAGCAGGTGTTAAAGGATCAACAGGAGAATGTGTAGCATGTCACGCTTGACAGAAGTAGACTTATTAGCAGATGCATTAAGTAATACCACATATGATTTATTCAAATCAGAAGATGAGTATAAAGAGTTGTCAATTAAGCTTCTCGAACTAGCTGAGAAAATCAGTGAGTACAAGATGCTCCGTTCTAAATTAGCGAGAGAGTTGTCAAATGCTATTGCTTCCGATCTATAACATCTCTCTTACAGAGCAGATCAGTACAGCCACATTTCATCCATTCCTTTCTAAGGATGAGTGTCAGAATATTATTGACAGCTACCGGGTTGAATCTCCGGTAGTTGCCAAAGTGGCTGACAACGGAGCTGGCAGAAGGGAGACCTTAATCCATCCCATACCTCAGAATGAGGGGTCAGATAACTTGTATAAGTCTATAGCAGACAGAGTAGCAAGAGCTAATCAGTTCGGTTATGACTTCGACATTTCTGGTCTGTTCGGTGACTTACAGTTGCTTGAGTATGGTGAGGGTGGTAAGTATGACTGGCATATGGATATTGGTCCAGGTCATGCTGCTCATAGGAAGTTGTCTGTAATCATACAGCTGTCTGACCCTGATGACTATGAAGGTGGTGAGGTTGTATTTAAGGCAAGCGAGAATGAGCACACCCTACCAAGGGACAGGGGTATGATAGCAATCTTCCCCAGCTATGTTCTCCACAAGGTTAACCCAGTTACTAAAGGTACTAGATACAGTTTGGTTACTTGGGCATTCAGTCATCGGAGATTCAGATGATAGATGATTACTATGAACCTGACTATGACACATCAGGTATCCAGTTATCTCTTGATCTAGATTACTCAGCACCATTTTGAAGGCAATAAAAAAGGGGCTATCCGCAAGGACGCCCCTTTCTTTTTATGTCGGTAAGTAAACAGCTTCGGCTGCCCTTCTCTTTACAAGCCCTGCCAATATCTGGCCACCGGCTTTCCTCCACTTAGCTAGCTCTATGCTAGCCTCCTCCCAGCTCTCCTCGTTAACTCTAAGCTTCAACGTGGAAGCCCTATACCTTCCTATTCCTAAGTTGTACACGAAGTCCACAATGGCTCCTAGAGCGTCTGGATGCTTTATAAGACCAGGGGATACCTTGAGTACATCTATCAGGTTCTGCTCTAAGGTCCACATGAGCCATGTCTGAGCTAGCCTCATAGTACATGCAGGATGATCTTTAGTTATCCTCTGTCCATTTGGCTTTATGGTAGTCCCATATCCAAGAGTCCAATAGCCAGCAGGACAGAGGTAGGGTACTTCACTGTATCCCTCAAAGGGCATAGCCAAGCTAACCGCTACCTCTATCGCTCTGTTCATGCCATTCTCTTCTTCACAAAGTCTACAGTTCTACCTATGAACCAGAAGCCAAGGATCATTACATATACATCCATGTCTTCCTGAGTCCATGAGGCTGCCCAGACTTCCTTCCAGTCACCGCCCTGTGCTATGGCCAGCTGGATACCAGCATACTTAGCCATGGTGTACAGTGCTGTAAACCAGTAAGTAATGGTTGGCCTTACCAGTGAAGAGATAAGGGCAGCAAACCACCCAGCAGCTTTAGCTGTCTCTCCTTGTTCCTTGGTAGCCGTCATAATGGCGTCTAGTTCAGACATGGAGATAGCAGCTTCAGTACGCTTCATCTCCTGTTCGCCACGTAGTCTGGCAAACTCCATCTCAGCCTTCAGCATATCTAACTCATGCTTCCTCTCACCCTTCGTATTGAAGAACTTGAGGACTTCAGGCAGCATCCTTAAGATGCCACCCCCTATGAAGTTAAGTCCTGCGCTTTCTAATATCATCTTAGTACCTCAGTACCTTGTTCGACCATTGGTCTCTCATCATCTACCTCAAACTTCTCAAGGTCTCTGCCAAAGAAGTTGTTACGTCTCTTTGAGAGTTCATCTAAGAGCTTCTCAAAAGGCATACTCTGAGTATTACCCTCATAGTACATCTTAGTCTTGATCAGATTGATTGTGTCAGCAGTAAGCTGGTATGGCCTAAAGTCGCCAGTCTGAGCTGCCCATCTTTCATCTGGAGATAATCCAGCTTTAGATAGGATGTTAGTAACCTGATGGGTATCTAATCCAAGCTGCTTCTTAGCTTGAGTCTGTAAATACAACTCTTGCTGTGCTCTGTAATAGGCTCTATTCACTTCATCGTAAGTCTCTAAGACTTTCTCAGGAGTACTTCTAAAGTCTATACTAACCCTACTAGCCCCACGTTTGAATGCAGCATAATCAGTAGCATTGAATCTGAGCAACTCTTCAGCATCAAACTTCTTGAAGTTAACACCAAAGATGTTGACGAATGCTAAGCCAGGCTCAGTAGGTTTACCAGTATATCTGTCTACCTCATTGCCAGCTTCATCATATACAGTAGCTATCTTGTCCAGAGCACCAGGGCCAAACACATCCCAGCTTAACTCACCTACAGCAGACAACTTCTCAAGCTCAGTCATACCATCAGCAAATAACTTCTTGCCATTAGTAGCTCTGCCATCAGAAGCTGCAGCAGCAGATAAGATAGTCTCTATGCCTTCAGCAACCATAGATGGCTCTATAAAAGGCTTCCCAATTTCTGTAAAGAAGTCTTTCACAGCAACCTTCATATACTCTGCAATACTCTTCTCAGTAGCAACCCCAGCATATATGTCTGAGATCGCTAACTTAAGAGGTCTTCTCAAGAACTCATAAGCATCCCAAGAACTAGCATCACCGACATACAACTGGCCAGTCTCTTCATCCCTGATAGGCATCACTATAGGCACCTTAGAGTAGGGAGTCTTACTCGATACCTGCAATGCATGTCTGTCATCTTCAGACAGTCCCTGAAGTTTAGAGGTAATGTATGACATACCTTCAAATCCAGAGCCAGCAGTCACTAACAGTCCAGCCAATCTTCTCATACCACGGTTGCGTAAAACTTGATTACCTGACTTCATCTCCTTCCAAGCAGTACCCAGTATAGCTACTGGTGCCCTAAAAGATTCAAATGCGAACGATGAGAAGTTGCCAATTGGTAAGTTCTTCAACTGCTTAGCAGTGTTGGACACAAGGTCATAGTTGAACGTAGTGTACCTTGCTTTAGTAGCTGCCATCTTTCTTGCATCTTCTAAGATAATGCCAGGGTAAGCTTCAAGTATAGTAGCTAGTTCATCTTCGTACTGAGCTATCTTGACAAGATCATCAGTAGCTGAGTATATCTGCCCAGGCATACCTGCAACCTTCTTGAGTTTATCTGGCAGCTTGTTAAAGGTTCTTTGCGCAAACTCGTCTAGCTTAGAGGATAAGTCATTCGGGTTATTGGTAGCAAACTCCAATAGCTCTCTACTCTCTCCAAGCCTTACGTTAGTAGATGTAATACCAAGTCTAAGATACTCTTCAGCCTTCTCATCTAAAGCAATGTCACCCCTTTTGAGGACGTCATTCTTAAGTACTTCCATAGCCTTGCCAAGATTACTGAATGGGTTATTCCCATTAGCTGTTCTAGACATTGTAGCACCGAAGGCGTTCTTCATATGGCTACCTATGCTGAGAACTGTCTTTGACTTCTGAGATATACTCTTAGCGAATGCAAGTCCTCTGAACATTCCAGCAGCAACATTGCCGCCACTAAGGTCT